TAAAAGCAAAGGCGAAAGATGTTGACGAATCTGAAATCGACCTTGATATGAGTGAAGAAGTTCAGAAGATTATCCAGCAGATGCAGGGCATTGATGAAGTATGCACAAGGTTCTGGCATGGTGGTCTGGCACCTCAACAAAAACTTATGTCATTCTACTACATCATGAATCAGATGTTCAGTGCGGTGATGCTAGAAGACGTTGAGGATATGAAAGAATTCTTGCAAAAGAATCTTGTTATGCCATATGACGATTCGACTGCCGCTGTTGTTGATAGCAGTGCCTTCGGAGTTATTTGGGATACACTACTTGCAGGCAAAGCCGCAATTCAGGAGAAGATGTGAGAGTATTAGTATACAACGATACATCAGATTATCACTACGGATGTAAAGAGGTAATGCAATATCTGTATGATGATATTCGTGCCTGTGGTCATGAACTGTCAGATAGTTTTTCGCAGTCTGATGCGATAGTCGTTAATGGCGAAGGTACAATGCATCACCGACAGAATCGTGCTGTTGTTATTCTTGATGTTATGGGTCGTGCATTAAGAATGAACAAGAAAGTTGCACTTATCAATACAGTGTTTCAAGACATGAGTTTGACTGATGCTGAAGTTGAAGTTCTGAAGAAATCTTATGTCTCTGTACGAGAAGTTAAGTCGCAACAGTATCTTGCCTCGTATGGTATTGAAGCAGACATTCATTTAGATTTGTCATACTGGCGAGGTGTTCCATCAGAAAGACTTCCTAGCAAAGATATAGTTGCTGGTGAGATGTTCTTTCGTCCCCCATATAAATCAAGCCATGACTTTACTAGAGTTAATATTTTCGAAAACGACTGGACTAAGACGATTGATGATATTGCTCTTGGTTCTATGTTTATCACAGGTAGGCACCATGAGGTCTATGCCGCCTGCATTGCGGAGAGACCCTTTATTGCATTGCGTGGCAATACATGGAAGATAGAAGGCTTGATTGAAACTGCTGGTGTCAATATCAATACGCTTGATGGTCTTGCGACTGATGACGAGATTGATGTAGAAATTCAAAATGGATGTCCCGCAGATGAATTTGCAAAACTGTTTGCGTGGATGAAGAATCAGAAAAGGTTTACTCTGAAAGACGTATTGTAATGATATGGGAATATTGGTGCAAAGCAATTGGAAGTAAAGCATATGAAGACAAAGGAAAATCTGACATTGTTGCTATTATTCGCACTGTTTGGATTATTTTACATGTCGTCACTTGTCTTGCTATTATCCTTAATGCATTTGCGAATCATGGTTGGAGTTTAATTGGGGCATGACAGCGTTTATTATCGGGAATGGTGTTTCTCGAAAGTCAATTGATTTATCTACGTTGAATGGTACTGTCATTGGGTGCAATGCTCTTTACCGAGAATTCACTCCTGACATTCTAGTTGCAGTAGATAAGAAGATGGTCATTGAAATTCGCAAGTCTGGTTATCAGTTGCATCATGAAGTCTGGTGTACATGGTACGAAGAATATGACACACGAAACTTCAAAGGCTTCAACTATATTCGGGATGGCAAGTATTGGTCAAGTGGTCCAACTGCACAACATCTTGCATGTACATTAGGTCATAAAGAAGTTGTTCTGCTTGGGTTTGATTTAGTTGGTGTTAATGGTCTAATCAATAACATGTATGCAAATACATTCAACTACAAACAAGCGACAGACCCTGAGAGAGGACACACTAACACTTGGTTACCTCAGCATGTGAAGTGTGCAAAAGACTTTCCTGATGTGAAGTTTGTTCGTGTTGTCGGTGATGATGCATATATCCCAAAAGAGTTTGATGGGTTATATGAACATATCACAACCAAAGTTTTCCTTGACAAGTATAATGTTTCCTTGTATAATAATGATATCGAAAACGAAATCCCATCAAGTTAATTTTGGAGAAGAAGCGTAATGGCAAACCATGTAAACTCGTATATTGAATTTATTGAAATCAATGACGCCGCAAAGGCTAAGTTGAAAGAACTAGTCGGACGCATTCGTAAAGACGAAGGTCATGAGTGGTTTAGTGATTTGTTTGTAGAAGGTGATGTAACTTACGAAGAGACCAATCAATATGCTTGGACAACTGCAAACATCGGACCCAAATGGTGTTACATTGAAGACATGGATGTTGATTGTGAGATGCCATTTTTCAGTACCGTGTCTGCGTGGTCAACTCCATACGAAGGTGTTCAGAAGTTGCTAGTTATTCTTTCTGAACTCGACCCCAATATGATTACCACAATGACTTATGAAGATGAGTTTCCTAATTTCATTGGCTGGAATGTTTTTGTGGGTGAAGAATGTGAAGATGGTTGTGAGTATGATGACGATGAAATTCGTGAAGGTATCTTTGATGAGAACCCGCATCTGCGTGACCATTGGGATTATGATGAAGAATGCTTTACTGAAGATGAGGATGGAGAGTCTGCTGATGATGAGTATCGTAATATTCAGTGGGACTGGACTAGTGATACCCAACACAAAGACGTTCAAGCATGTCTACAGTCAATAGACACTGACGGAAACACTGACGGAGACTGATGTAATACTAAAATAATTTGGGTTATTTTGGAATCCCTATGTAAATCAACAGGTTACATGGGGATTTTTTTTGGTTTTTGCCTTGACAATACCAAGATAGTGTGAGATACTACATGTGTTGATTGAGAAAAAGGAGCGACAAATGAAATATGTTTTTGGTATGATGATTGCAGTAGGTTTTTTTCTTGTTCTTGGTGTTGCTGGTAGTGACTGTGACGGCAAGTGTATGGAAAACTCAATGCCCATTGCTGACGTTCTGATGTACAGTGCAGTTGGTATTGTGCTGATGCTTGCTGGTGTAGTTGGCATTCGTAAAGTTTAAACAGAAGAGAGACTATATTATGATTAGACAAGTAGCAGTTATCCACACCGCATTTGAAGATGTTCCTCGTACTGTTGCGTTAGTTCAAGTACCAGATTACATGGATGATGTCCAAGCACTTGAATTTGCTTTTGAGAAGACTAATAACATAATGGGTAGTTGGAGTCTTGGTCCTGCTGTTGCAATAGATGGCGAAATGATTAAGAACCCAGACTACTGCGAACGGGTGACAGTGATGAGTGCCCTACCAGTTAGTAAACGCACTGGTGCGGTCATGGGGCTTCGAAGCACTAGCATGGGAGACCAGATGTTGCTTGGTACCAAGAAGTATCAAGTTGCGATGATAGGGTTTAAGGAGATTGTTTGACTAAGTATACAGAATATGTGAAGTGGTTTGGCACTGTGATGTTTATCAGTGCCGCAGTTCTTTTATCATCTAACATTGAAGTTTCCCGTTTTGGTTTCTTCATGTTCTTCTCTGGACACATTGCACTGTCGTTCTTGTTCTATCGAATGAAAGACTACGCAATGTTCTTTCAGAATTTCATCTTTATATTTGTTGATGCCTTCGGTATCTATCGTTGGTTCATAGCGTGAGGTTAGGCTGTTGAATGTATTCTATCTAAATCGAGACCCGATAATTTCTGCACGAGAGCATGTGGATAAACATGTCGTGAAAATGATTGTTGAGTATGCACAAATCATGTCAACTAATCACCGTCTGCTTGACGGAGAAATGTATCTTGAGAAATCTGCAAATACGGGACGTAACGTCAAGCGTTGGCGACTGCCAGATGAGCGTGAGAATATCCTATACAAAGCATGTCATATGAATCACCCATCAACAGTATGGGCAAGACAGTCGAATAATAATTATATGTGGTTGTATTGTATGTGGGATGAGTTATGCAGAGAGTATACATATAGATATGGAAAGATACATAAAACAGAGTCATTGCGGTCAGCGTTAAAGCAACTACCTAATAATATTCCAGTATCGTATCTAACACAACCGACACCAGCGATGGGTAAATTTCCACACTGCATTGTCGAGGGTGACAGTCTCGCCTCGTACCATAAATACTATCGTGAAGCAAAAAGACATTTTGCTAAGTGGACAAAGCGAGAAGTACCATCATGGTACAATTAATAATTTAAGGAGTTAGTAATGCCGACATATACATTTCGAAATATTGAAACAGGCGAACAACAAGATGTGTTTTTAAGGATATCTGAACTTGATGCATTTAAAGAAAACAATCCCCAACTAGAAAGCATTATAACAGCACCTGCACTTCTGAAAGGTGTACAGAACTTCAACGCCAAAGTACCCGACTGGCATAAAGATAATATGAAAGAAATGAAGAAGATTCACCCTAAAGGTGATTACGGTACGATTGATTAACTCCCGATAACAATAACAATTAACATAAGGGTAATTCATATATGCCAAAGCGTTCGCTGAGAGAAAGAAAAGGTAGTCAGTCAACAGAATCAGGTCATGCCCAATCTCAACACGGTCACAATCCGAAGACTGGATTTGGATTAGCGAAGATTGCACCTCTAACAGAAAATCAGGCAACTGCATTTGATTCATACGATAGGGGTCGTAACTTGATGTTGCATGGAGTAGCGGGTACTGGTAAAACATTTATCGCATTAAACCTTGCGCTTAAAGATGTTCTATCTGGTAATCATCAGAAGAAGAAAGTTATAATTGTACGTTCTGTAGTTCCGACACGAGACATGGGTTTCTTACCTGGAAACCAAAAAGAAAAATCCAGAGTATACGAGTCACCATACTATTCAATCTGTAATGAACTATTTGGTAGGGGTGATGCTTATGAAACTTTGAAAGCGAAAGGCATGATTGACTTCATCACTACATCATTCATTCGTGGTATCACGTTAGACAATTGTATTGTTGTCGTTGATGAGTCGCAAAACATGGCGGCGCAGGAGTTGCACTCTATTATGACCCGTGTTGGTCAGAACTGTAGAATCATTTTTGCAGGCGACACACGACAAGATGACCTGACAAGTGTTCGCAAAAAAGAAGAGAGTGGATTGTCAGAGTTCATGCGTATTTTGCGTGTTATGAAATCGTTTGATTTTGTCGAATTCGGTGAGGAAGATATTGTGCGTAGTGAACTTGTGAAAGAATATATTATCACACGAAACAAATTAGGACTTGACTGGCACTAAAATGTGTGTTATACTGTGAGTTGAATTATAGGAGAATATTATGTTTAATCATGTCGGAATCAATGTAACACTACCCCCACTAAAAAGTATCTCGCACGATAAGAAGAGATACTATATGACACCAGAGGGTAACATCTACCCTTCAATGACTACCGTTCTTGGTGACTTGAAGAAAGATGTTATCCTCAAGTGGCGTGAGAAAGTCGGCGAAGAGGAAGCAAATCGAATCTCTACTCAAGCCGCAAGGCGGGGTACTTCTGTTCACCATATGTGTGAAGACTATATTGATAATCTTGATACATATAAGAACAGGCGTATGCCAAACGAGATTGAATTGTTTAACACAATCAAACCAATTCTTGATGAACGTATCACAAATGTTCGTTGTCAAGAACTTGCAATGTGGTCGAATCATCTAGGAATTGCTGGACGTGTAGACTGCATTGCAGAGTTTGATGGAAAGTTGTCTATCATTGACTTCAAAACATCAAACAAGCCCAAGCGGGAAGAATGGATTGACAACTACTTTATGCAAGAAGCAGGTTATGCTATCATGTTTGAAGAGTTGACAGGTAAACCAATCGTCCAACTTGTTACAATCATTGCCGTCGAAGAAGGTGGTGACCCTCAAGTCTTTGTTCAGCATAGAGACACATGGGCAAAGCCTTTACTGTCTGCAATTAAACAATACAAAGAGAAGTACAATCATGACCAAATTGCAGAAAGTATTCGCTACAAGTTTGATAGCGTTGTTCCTGGTGCCATTGCAGTCTAGTGCAAATAACCTGAGTAATGAAGATGTGCAAAGCCTTCAGAGAGATTTCTTTGAAGATACTGAGGGCGATGTTAATGCTATTTATTCTGAAGAAGCAAAACCCGTAATCTGTTTCAATGATAAAGAAGAACTGATTAGACGATTGACTGCCTTGGGTGAGGAGCCCAAGATTATGGGGTACACAACAGATGGGCATCTCATGATGATGTACATAGATGTTGACACTAACAACTTTACTATTGTTGAGTTCTTGGACTCATCTAATATTGGTTGTGTTATCTCTGGTGGAGAAGGTTTGCGATTTCACAAATCTTTTTATTTGGGGATTGACAACGGGAGTGATATCTGATATAGTAGCGTAGTACAACAGGCATATTGTGGTTGTTGTATAAATAAAAGTAGTTCGATGAAGCAACTCGAATACGGACTGGACGGGGGTGCGAATCCCCCCACCTCCACCATAGATACATTGTTTAGGGTATTCAGTTACACGGGGACAGGCTTTACGCCGTTTGGCAGTGTATCTTTGATGGAGGTGAATTAGGAATCGACAGACGGGATAGATGACGTGGAGAACTCGGTAGGCGATGACCGTAAATCAAGCAAAACCAATAAATGCAAATGATAACACATACGCATTGGCTGCCTAATTAAAGGCACCTAGGGTTTCGGTAGGTTTCCTCGTAACAGAATAACCTACCACTCTACAAAACATAATACACCTAAATATACTAAAGAGGTGACGTAATAATACGCACACCTATTTTCATTAGTTTGGAGATACAAGAATGTGCGTAATTGCAGTCAAATACTTTGACGGAATCGGTTGGGTTGGGGCAAAGAATAGAGATAGAAACTATCAGCCTAAGATTCGAATTGTTCAGTCAAATAGAAAAAGTGTTCAACGTCTTTACATTGACGATGAACTTACTCGTTATACTGAAGGCTTGAATGAGTATGGTGTATCCATCTTGTCTGCGGCATTATCTGTAAAAGATGATGAGAAGGAAAGCGATAAGATTGTTCCTGGCAAAAGAGAAGACGGCTACATGTCTCCTGATGGTAAGACTATTCGTGATGCACTACTATTCAAAACACCAAAAGAAGCAGTCGCTCATATTGTAGAAAAAGAACTATCTGGTTGTACAGTAGTCTTCAATGAGTTTGATTGTTATATTGTCGAAGGTGGTTTCACTGTTAAGAAAAAAGATGCAAATGATGAGACTCCCAGAGAGTATATCTCAAAAGTTTCACACATGAAGAATTCAGTTGACAACTATCTAGTTCGTACAAACCACGGTGTGTTCTTGCCTCAACTCGGATATCAGAAAGATTCTGAAGATGAGAACAAAGCCCGTTCACGCAAGTCAAGTGAGTCAAGATTAGAAATTGCTCGTAAGAATATTAAAGCATGTACAGACCCAACTGCCATGTTGGATGCTCTTGCAGTTACACCAGAAGAGGATAAGTTTATGAATCCTATTCGAATTGGTGATACTGAAAAGGGTGATATGGTAACCACTGGTCAGTTGCAATTAGTACCAAGCGATAAGACAATGCACTATCGTCCATTGTTCTCGCATATCGAAGTTAAATACTCTAAGATTAATAATCCAGAAGCAAAGACATTCTTTGAAATTATTTCTTCAAAGAAACTTTTGGGATTCATGGAGTGGAAGACATATAAGTAGTATTGAGGGGTCACTACCTAATAAGTGCGTGATAGACCACGGTTAGTTTATCGACATACAGACATAACACACACAAAGGAGATTACTATGTCAAATAAAAATCCGTTCGAAATCCGTGCAGAAATGCTCCAGATGGCAAAAGACTATATGGACCAAACATGGACTCTTAATGCAGAGTTTGCTCGTCAGGCGTTTGAGCAAAACAAACTATCTGCTGAAGAGATGCAGAAAGCACTAGTACCATATACACTTGAAGATATGATGGCAAAGGCGAAAGACTTGTACGCTTTTGTATCAACTAAACCTGAATAAGAATAATAAAAAGAAATGAAAAGGGGGACTTAATGTCCCCCTTTTTTTAGTTTGCTAATGGGTTATCTAATGCCCGTTGCAGTTTCTTTCCAATTCGGTCTTCCA